GTATTAAAGCTGCCCCAGGGCATAAAATAGTCGCAATGGATTTAACAACAGCAGAAGTGTATGTTGCAGCTATCTTAGCAAAAGATAAAGCATTGATTGAAGTGTTTCGAGCAGGTGGAAACTTCCACTCGCAGATTGCAAAGAAAGTATTTAAACTACCTTGCGAGGCAGATGAAGTAGCAAATTTATATAAGATGCAAAGACAGGCAGCTAAAGCTGTAACTTTTGGTATTATGTACGGAGCTGGTGCTAATAAGATTAGCGAACAAGTAACAAAGGATAGTGGAAAACCTTTTAGCAGGAATGAAGCTCAAGAGGTTATTGATGATTACTTTGAAGAGTTCTTCATGCTTAAACAATGGATTGAGAATAATCAAAAATTTATCCAACAGAATGGATTCATTTACAGCTACTTCGGTAGAAAAAGGAGATTACCAAATGTCGCTTCGACAGACAAAGGCATCCAGAGTCATAGCATTAGGTCTGGTCTTAATTTTCTGGTGCAGTCTGCTGCTTCTGATATTAACCTATTAGGTGCTATAGACATGGGCAGTTGGATAAAAGCTAACAGTAAGAAAGCTAGAATCTTTGCTCTTGTTCATGACTCCATTCTGGCTGAAGTGCCGGATGATGAGATTGACGAGTATATGCAACAGCTAACAAAATTTGTGCAATTGGATAGAGGACTTTCAATTCCTGGCGTACCAGTAGGTTGTGACTTCGAGATTATTCATGAGGATTATTCAGGAGGTAAGTTTGAAAAAGCATACGGCGACTAATGATTATAACGTACAGAAATACAAATAAGATTAAATTCCCAGTATTCTTGTTACATTCTGGTAATTGGGATAAAGCAGACGGTATATTATGGGTGGATGGCGAAGTAGTAGATGATAAAAACCAAATAGGGGGTACATTAGGTGCTCGTAGAATGCAAACCCCTCATAAAAACCTTTATATACTAAAACATATGATTATGTCGCACAACGGACTACTGAAGCAAAGCACAAAATATTTCATAGATAACAAGGGAATGCCTTTTATCTATGAAAAAACTAAGTTTGCCAAACTAAAGTATCTAAAAATTAAAGAAGTGCAACTTAAAGACACAGCTGCACTTATACGGGTGAAAGGGTATAATGCACCTTTCACTGTACCACGCCCTCCCACTACTGGATATGAGTGGGCAGGGGTTTTACATCTTAACGGATTTCCGTGGATGATATATGAGTACTCGGAAACGAAACTCAAGGATGCGAGAAAGAAAGTATAATTATGGCTAAAAGAAAGAAAACCTTAGCAGGTGCTAGCTTAGAACTACGAGAGATAGAACCTTTGACACGTAACCAATTAAAAGCCTTTGAATCTTCACAACATTTAGTGTTGCACGGATTAGCGGGTACAGGAAAAACCTTTATATCATCATACCTAGCATACGATGATATGGTAAAACAAACAGCAAATCAGTTTGTTATTATAAGAAGTGCTGTTCCTACTCGTGATATGGGCTTTTTGCCAGGTACTGAGAAAGAGAAAGCCGCAGTATACGAAGAGCCTTATAAAGATGTTGCTATAGATTTATTTGGCAGAGGAGATGCTTACGATATCTTAAAACAGAAAGGTCTAGTTCATTTTATGACAACATCTTTTATTAGAGGTATCACACTCCGTAATGCTGTTATACTCATTGATGAGTGTCAAAATATGTCGTTTCACGAATTAGATTCTATTATTACCCGAATGGGTGAAAACTGTAGAGTTATATTCTGTGGAGACTTTCGACAAGCAGATTTAAAGGACAATGGACTGCAAAATTTTATACGAGTTTTAGAGCGTATGGGACTGTTTGATCTGATAGAGTTTCAGGTTGAGGATATTGTACGCTCTGAGTTTGTTAAATCTTATATTATTGCAAAAAATGAACTTGATCTGTGAAGGCAGTTATAAGTCATAGGATTTACATGGATTGCACTCCTGAATTACAGGAGAGTATTGATAAGGAACTTACTTATACAATACCTTCGTACAATCCACTTGATCCACCTCAAGTAATTAAGAATATGGGAATTATTCGTAACGGCTTGGTTACATTACCTATTGGAAGGATGGATTTGATACCAGAGCATTATGAAATAGTCGATAAGCGTGTTACAAAGCCTATCGACTTTCCAGACTTCAAGTTTGAGCTACGAGAAAGCCAACAGAAGGTTTATGATGAACTCGAAGATAACTCCATAATTAACGCTTGGGTCAGTTGGGGAAAGACTTTTACAGGTCTCGCAATAGCAGGCAAGTTAGGTCAAAAAACACTTGTGGTTACCCACACTGTCCCTCTGCGTAATCAGTGGGCTAAAGAAGTAAAAAAAGTATTTGATATTGACGCGGGTATTATAGGCAGTGGAAGATTTGAACTTGATGCTCCCATCGTGATAGGGAATACGCAGACTTTATACCGAAACGTAGACAAGATTCGTAAAGAGTTTGGCACTGTCATACTGGATGAGATGCACCACGTTAGTAGTCCGACCTTTTCTAAGATACTAGATACAAACTACTGTAGATATAAGATAGGTTTATCTGGAACCATAGAGAGAAAGGATGGAAAGCACGTCGTATTCAGAGACTATTTTGGAAGCAAGCTATTTAAGCCCCCGAAGGAAAACTATATGACCCCTACCATTCATCTAGTACAATCTGATATTAGATTTATGGATGGCAATAAAACACCTTGGGCAAATAGAGTAACAAAATTAGCTAATGATGAAGAGTATAGACATACTATATCTATGCTTGCTGCAGCCTACGCTGCAAAAGGGCATAAGGTTCTAGTAGTAAGTGACAGGGTTAGCTTTCTTAAAGCCTGTGCGGAGCTGACCGGAGACAAAGCAATATGTGTTACAGGTGATGTAGCGCACGAAGATAGAGAAACGCTAGTAGAAGAAATACTTACAGGCGACAAGAATGTATTGTATGGAACTCAAGCAATTTTCTCAGAAGGTATCTCAGTAGATACATTAAGCTGTTTGATACTAGCAACACCAGTAAATAATGAACCACTATTGACACAGCTAATAGGTCGAGTGATTCGTAAAAAGGAAGGTAAGACAAGCCCTGTTATAGTTGATATACACCTGAAAGGAAATACGGCTCGAAAACAAGCCACAAATCGTGTTGGGTTCTATATGAAGCAGGGCTGGGAAATGAAATACCTTTAAAAAAATAATTCTTGACAATATGGTAAATTTAAAGTATAATAATGATCTTATTTGATTGGAAGAAGGTTTTTGATTCAGCGGACGGCAATATTTCGCTATGTAATATGATAATGGAAATGCTCATAAAAGAGAAGATTCCACGCAATAAATACGATTACATATATAAATATGCCCAAAAGAATTTTACAGGTACTAGTTTTTTACTACATCCTGAATTTCTGCTTTTCAATGCTTATAAGTACACACCTCGGGAACTATGTGTTTATTATGCTATGGCTTCGCTTAGAAGTTATAGTGAATATATGGCAACCGGCAAAACCACGCTAGACCCACTACATTGTCCTGTGGATTTAGAAACTATAAAAGATAACAGACTACTGATTGTATTAGAGGATGAAATTACTTTAATATACGAAGAAGTTACACTGGAGACTATGCACTAATGGCTATTTCATTTAACAAACAAAAGGGTTCTGCCCAAAAATCATCCCTCTCAGCTTACCAGTACACCGATGGCGACAATAAAATGCGTATCGTAGGCGACATTCTTGCTCGCTATGTATATTGGATTAAAGGTGAGAACGACAAAAATATTCCTATGGAATGCCTATCGTTTGATCGAGATGCTGAGCGTTTTAATAACCTGGAAAAAGACTGGGTTCGAGAGTATTACCCTGACCTTAAATGTGGTTGGAGCTATGCTACGCAATGTATCGACAACGGAGAAGTAAAAGTAGTAAACCTAAAGAAGAAGCTGTGGGAGCAAATTATTACCGCTGCAGAAGATTTAGGCGACCCAACTGACCATACTACTGGCTGGGACATTTGTTTCAAGCGAGTAAAAACTGGCCCCCTTCCTTATAACGTAGAGTACCAACTGCAAGCACTTAAGTGTAAGCCACGTGCTCTTACTGCAGACGAACTTACCGCTATTAGCGAGTTGAAGTCTATGGACGACGTTATGACCCGCCCCACACCTGATGCCCAGAAAGAGCTGCTTGATCGCACTCGCAATCACGGTGCAGAAACAGATGACGAAGCTCTGGAACAAGAGTTTGCTGTAAAGTGATATTGTACACGGCAGACTGGCATATTAAGCTGGGACAGAAAAATGTTCCAGTAAAATGGGCTATAAACCGTTATCAAATGTTCTTTGACCAAGTTTATGATCTAGAAAAGCAATGTAGTATGCACATAATAGGAGGCGATCTTTTTGATCGTCTTCCTAATATGGAAGAGTTGGAACTCTATTTTTCGTTTATTCGGAGAGTAGGGATTCCAACTATTATCTATGACGGAAACCATGAAGCTACTAAAAAGAATAAGACATTCTTTTCTCAGTTAAAGCAGGTATCTAGAGATATAAACCCTTTTATACACATAGTAGATATATCATACATAGACTATGATTTAGGGTTTGGTATACTACCTTATGCAGACCTACATAAAAAAGGTGCAGTAGATCATTTTGATAACAGTATGCCTTTATTCACACACGTTCGGGGAGAGATTCCTCCGCACGTTAAACCAGAAGTAGATTTGTCTATCTTTGATGACTTTCCTGTTGTGTTCGCAGGTGATCTACATGCCCACAGCAATACGCAAGGTAATATTGTATACCCAGGTAGCCCTATGACTACTTCCTTTCACAGAAACAAAGTAAAGACAGGCTATCTATTTATAAATGAAGCAAACTGGACTTGGCTATGGGAAGAGTTTAATCTACCACAGCTTATCCGTAAAACAGTTAGTAGTGAAAAAGATATGATAGCTACTACCTTTGATCACACTATTTATGAAGTAGAAGGTAACATACAAGACCTTGCCTCAGTAAAGAACTCCGAACTACTGGATAAGAAAGTAGTAAAACGAAAGTCGGAGGCTGCGTTAATTATAGATAAAGAAATGACAGTACAAGAAGAGCTAGTAGAGTACTTAACTTACATACTAGAAATAGACCTTGATAAAGTACCAGATATACTAGGAGTTTTTAATGATTACATTACAAACGTTGAGATGGGATAACTGCTTTAGCTATGGTTCTGGTAATGAGTTACAATTAAACGACAATACGGTTACACAAATACTTGGCACTAACGGTATGGGGAAGTCCTCCATACCGTTAATTATTGAAGAAGCATTGTACAACAAGAACTCTAAAGGCATAAAGAAAGCAGATATTCCAAACCGTTATATTAAGGATGGTTATAATATTTATTTATCATTCGTAAAAGACGGAGACACTTACGAAATTACTATCAACCGTAAAACAAATATTAAAGTAAAACTAGAAAAGAACAGTACTGATATCTCTAGCCATACGGCTACGAATACTTATAAAACATTGCAGGAAGTTCTTGGAGTTGACTTTAAAACATTCTCTCAGCTAGTTTATCAGAATACTAATGCAAGTTTACAGTTTCTTACTGCGACCGATGCTAATAGGAAGAAGTTTTTGATAGACTTGTTACACTTAGAGAAATACGTTGAGTTATTCGAAGTCTTTAAAAACGCAACAAAAGAGGT